GGCGGCTATGCCTGCGGCTTGGCTGGTGCCAGAGCCCGCATTTCCACCTAATTCATTGCCCAAGGCTTGGTTATAGTTATAGCGTGAGATAACAGGGTTATAACGCGCCGCGGCCTCCTGCGTCGCTTGCGCTTGCTGCGCCGCTTGCGCCTGCTCGAAAGCGGCCATCGCTTGCGCTGCCGCCTGTGCTTCCATGTCGGGGTGGTCCTGCGCTTGCGCCCCGGCACGCAGCGCATTCTGGTGGGCGTTGAACTCAGCTTCTTCGCGCTTTCCTAATGGGTCGAAGAGGTCAGGCGCTGACTTCGCGAGCATGCCGAGCCATCCCGCATTCTTCACATAGTTACTGCCAATGTTACCGAAAATATCCCCAAACGATTCTTCCATTGGGTTCCCCCGGCCCATATGCTCCTCGTATGCGATGAACGCTTGAAGTTCGTCCGGTGTCATGTAGCCGGTGAATGCATGGTTGGTCTTCGCCGCCTGCGCTTTGTCAAAAAGGTTGCCTTCCAAGGCCGCCGGACGCCAGCCGCCATCGGGGCCGATTGAGCCGCGTTCACCGCCCCCCCAATAGCGATTCGGGCCGAAAACACTATCTTCGCTTCGCGCCCCCAATTCCGGCACGCCGAATCCCGGCCCGGCAACGTCGCCGGCACTGCCGATGAAGTTCTGCATCGACGCGGCCTGCGCCGCCAACTCCTCGGGCGTCGGGGCCTGCGGCGTTGCGGTCACCGGCGGCGCGTAGTTCGGGTCGCCGGGGATCGGCGGGTAGGTGCCGGGGGGAAACGGCAGCGGGTAATACCGGCCGGTGTCAACCGGCGGGTTTTGGGTGAAGACCTCGCCAACCGACTGCGTGGCGGCTGGAAGCGGTGCCCAATCCTCGTTTCTAAACATTGGGGCCACAGGAGCCCCCACCCCCGTATACGGGGGGTTGGCCGTATACGCAGGCAAAGCCGCGAAGTTAATTGTTGGCATGGTTCCCCCGCCGGTTAGTGGCGGCCCCGCCGGAGGCAGAGAGGGCGACGGAGCCGCCGGTCGCCGCGGCAAGAACTTCCGCCGGCAGCGTCCATGATGTGACGTGGCTGGTCATCCCAAGATTGCCCAGTGGAAGATGCGGGGATGCGAGCCAGTGATCGAGTGCTTGATGCTCGCCTCGTGATGGCCGGGCACGACATAAAAGGCGGCGGACAGCGTGTCGGCTTGCGCGGACGCAGTCCTCGGCGTCAGCGCCACGAACGAATGCTCGCCGATCAGGCGGTTTGTCAACGTCGTCGTGGCGCTGGAGGCGCACAGCGTGATCACTCCACGCACGTTGACGCGCCCGTCTTGCAGCGCATCGATGCCTGACTTGATCGCGAGCCAGTCGCGCATGTGCATCGCCTGCTCCGGCTCGTAGCGGGCAGAGGGTGGCCGCGGTGCCATGCGCGGATATGATGTGGGATCGGTCATCTGTCACCCGTGTTCGACACGTCTGCGTTGATCACCTCAACGCCTTGCGCCGACCGGAATCCGCCTGCAAGACTTGCGCGGAACCGATGATAGCGGCCTTCCGCCAGTTGGAAACATTCCCCGCTGGTCGATGGTGAGACCGACGTGGCAAAACTCGCGCTTTCCGAGATCAGGTTATTCCGCACGCCCATAGCACCTCGCACTGCGGCACCCGCAGAGCCGACGACCAAGGGGCGAAAGGCGTTGACCTGTGCGCGGTAGCCGGGGAAAAAATGTTGGTCGGCGGTCTCGAATGTGGCGGTTTCAGCATTGCCCGTGAAGTGATACATCCGGTGGGACGTCAGGAAACAACTCACCTGCACCTGCCCGCCGTGGAACACTCGGCTGTCGAAGCTGAAACCCAACGATTCAAGCGTGCCGAAGGCGTCGAGTTCTTCGAGCGTGTAGCCGGTCGTGATGGAGCGGAAGATGATCTCCATCGCGTTGGTTGGCTCCGCAAACGCGAAGCGCCGGTCGATCCAGTCGTAGAGGAGGATCAGGTCCGGGTGGCCGTTCGACGAGTTGGTCGAGGGGAACGCCAGCAGATACAGCTTGTTGTCGGGATCTATCGCACTTGAGGCGCGCACGCGCGTGCCGACATCGATGTTGCTAGTCAGCCAGCGGTCAATCTTGGAGGCACCGATGTCGTGGACCTGCGCGCCGTCGTGCATCTTGAGTCCGCTGTCCGACAAAAAGAACGTCAGGTGCTTCCAATTCTGCAAGCTATGGGGTGCCCAGAGGCCGACGTTTTCGTCAAGAACATCGTCGGCGTTAAAAATATCCGGCAGCCCAGTCCACACCAGACGATGGATGCCGCGATCACGGAGAACCAGACCGTACTCGCCGCCGGTGATTCCTTGTATCCACCCGTACTCGCCCTTGAGGTCAATGGCACCCGAATAGTTGGTGGTGTTGGCATCCATGTCACTGGGGTCAGCGATTGCTGACCACCGGACGCGGGTGGGATACAGCGTCCCTCCCTCGTCAACATTCGCCAAGACCAAGTGGTTCTTGATGATCGCACCGTATCTGGCCTTTGGCTTCAAGGTGCTGGTGAACAGGTCTGAGAACGACAGGCTTGAACTGAGGCTCGCGACTTGCACTGCGTCGGAGATGTTGAACGCGAAGACCCGGTTGTCCGCGCCCCAGTGGAGGAACCGCCACATCTGGTCGGCCTCGATGGTGTATCCGCCGGCCTTCGATGCGTCGGTCGCCGTCGTGTCCGCGAAACGATACAGCTTGGTCGCGTCGCCGGCCACCAGATGCGGCGTACCGTCAGCGGCGACGAATCCTGCCGCACCCTGACACCGTGCGGTCAACGCGCTTGAGAACGCGGCCTGCTGCGGAAACTCCGAATAGTCGAGGATGTGCGGGACGGCGTTTTTTGCGATGAGACAGTAGGGCGCAAGATCCACCCCGTCCCTCGCGTCGAAGGAGGGCTGGTCTGGGAGCCACTCACCAAAGCGGATGACGGTCATCAGATGTAATCCGGTCGCATTGTGCCTGACCCTGATTTCGCGCGGCTCTCGCGGAGGACACTGTCATGTGCCTGCTTCTCGCGGGCCGACAAATACTTGGTTTCGCCCGTCTGAACGAGGACGCCCATTTCCATCAGCGCCGCCTGCTGGTGGAGAACATTGGCGCGGATGTCCGCCACGGCGCGGGCACGGATTAGCTTTTCGCCGCGGGTCGTCCATCCGTTACTGGATGCGGTTGCGGTCAGTGTCGCGGAGCGGTTGAGATAATTGCCGATGACCGTGTAGCTGCCGTTCGCAGCGGGGAAGGTCCGCATCTCGTTGTTGAAGATCGCGTAAAACTGCGGCGTACCCTGTGAGGGCGTCACCTGCGTGTCTTCCTCGTCAATCCATTGGAGAGTCCGCGGGTGCAGCGGGATGAATGCGGCGTTGAACTTGCATTTGACGGAGACCCATTTCACGAAGTCGGTTGTCAGCGAGTACCACCGCTGCCCGGCGACGGTGGTGAAGGCAGTGTAGTCGCGGATCTGGTTCCACGGCAGGGCGTAGCTTTCATAGTGCTGGATCGCCGAGCGAAGGGCGTCGGCAATGGCAGAATTAAGGTCCGTGCGTCCCCGCAGTTCCGACGCCACGCGATCAATGACCGTGCCGAAAGTCGCCATCACTTCACCTTCGTTGCCGAGAATAGAAACCCGGTCGCGCCGGGTAGCCGCTCAACATTGGTCGCCCACTCGCCCCACCGCTTCGACAGCCGCGGCATCCACCACTCCATCGGCTGCACGATCAGGTGCGTGTTTCTGCCGTCCGGCAGTGATTTCTTCGCCTCGCGGGTGGCGATGGTGGCGTAGAGCAAATATCTGGCGAGGCGCTGGAGGTCGTCCAGAACCTCGTCAAGGCAGTCCGGCTCGATGTGTTCGAGGACGTCCGTACAGACGACGATGTCCGCCGGTTCCGGCGGCGTGTCGAACCCCTTGATGCAGGGATCGAAGTCCGTCCAGTCCACGCCACCGTTCACTTTCGGTTTGACCTCGGTGGACAGCATCCGTTTCCCGCACCCGTAGTCCAGCACCGACACCCGCTCCGTGCTCTGGGTCAGAAACTGCCGGTACTCGATCAGACGCTGAACGTGCGCCGCGCGCTTGGCCCCCTTGATCCCGTAGTCTGGGTTGTCGTCGTGCAGCATCTTGTTCTGCTCGCGGTAGTCCTCTGAAATCAACATGCTGCCACCCCATGCACCGTTTCGTGATGTTCCACTTTGCCCCGGATCGACGTGAACCGCTTGTCGCACAAGATGCACTGTAGCTGGTCGTCCCCCTCGTAAGCCTTCTGGACCGGCCACTTTTTGCGCGACTGTTCTTTCTTGGTTCGCGACATCAATTCGCTGAACGTGCGCGGCTTTCTGGCGTCAATTTTCATGCGTATGCGACACACTGCTCGCACGCAGTGCCCCTGACGTCCTTCTTGAGGTTGGCCGCCCGCAGTTGCTGAAAGGGACGCGAGTGCCAGCCCGTCATGAAGTCGGTCTCCGTTAGATCGGCCATCGTGAACCCGTCGTGGTGATCGAAGCAGCAGCCTGACAACTTGCCGTCGAACGTGATGTGCCCCTCCGTGAAAAGAGCCCAGCAGGGAAGCGGGTCGCGCAGGTTGCCGGCCCGGCCCCGGTTCCCAGCGGTGGGAACCCAGCCGCGCTCCTTCTCCTCCGCGGTCACGAGGTCGGCTTGGTTGTAGAGCGGCAAGGCGTAGCACTCGTCGAGATACCCCCGGACGTCGTCCAGCAGGTCAGTCATTCGACCGCCCTGCGCCTCGTCGTACTCGATGTACGAGGCGTAGAGTTTCGTCGCGTAACCGCCCTTGTCACGGACGTGCCGGGCGGCCTTGATGTTCTCGACCATCTTGCGGAACAGCTTCGGCTTCACCTTTGCGATGCTCACGAACTGGTCCTCGTCGGCGTAGTTGAGGCTGAACTTCAGGCTGTCGAGCCCGGCCTCCATGCACGCCTCCAGTTTGTCGGGCGTGGACAGCGAGCCGTTGGTGGTCAGGAAAATGTACGGGTAGCCGATGCTCTTGGCGTACTCGATGGCCTCGGGCAGCCACGGCACGAGGAATGACTCGCCCAAATAGAAAAGCCCAATTTCCTCGACGCCTGCGTTTCGCATGTCCTGCAAAACATCCTCGAACAACTGCCGGTCCATGTCACCCTGATCGCGCAGGCGCTGGTCGCGGGCACAGAAGGCGCAGCGGAAGTTGCACCGGCCCGTGAGTTCGATCTTGACCGACCGCGGGCAGGGTGGGGTGACGGACAGGTACGCCTCGGGAATGCCCGTGATCGCATCGATGCGTTCGGTGATGGTCATGCCGCCACCTTTGTCTCGATCAGCGCCCCGAGGTCGTCGGCGACCTGCTTGATGACCGGATCCCAGTCACTGCCCACCTGCCTGACGAGCCGCACCCAGTCGCCATACCACGGCATCGTGATCTTGTCGTTGACGCCATAGCGCCACGCCGGTTTCGATGGCGTGAGGCACCAGCACGGGATCCCCGCGCCGCCGCACATATGGACGACGCTCTGGCACACCGAGATCACCAGATCACACGACGCTGCGAGGTGGATCGTGTCGTCGATGTCGGCCTCTGCGCCGACCAGCGCCGGGTCATGAAACGGTTCGATGCCGGTCGCCTTTTTCAATTCATCGAGTTCGACTCCCACGTCTGGCGTGTACTGGAACGAAACCCAGTCAACGTCCTTTTCGAGGATCGAGCGCAACTTGAGCAGGTGCATGGACCTCAGTCGGACGTGTGTGAGATGGATCCCCCCCTGCCAAGCGATGCCTACGCGCAGCTTGCCGGTTTCGGGCAGCAAGGCCCGCATTTTCTTGACCTTGTCCTCGTCGAGTTCGAGGAACTTCTTGCGCGGGAAATCCTCATCCGTAAGCCGCGTGAAACGCGGCAGGGAGCCCATCGCAACCTTGTAGTTGGGGCGCTCAAATACCCCACCGTGCGGGTTGGGTAACCCCAGCCAATCTTCGCCGTTGAGGTTGTGCGTTCCGAACACATTGACGTCAGGCCACGAGCGCCGGAAGAGTTGCTCCAGCCGTGGGTTCGGCTCGACGATGTACGTCGTGTCTGCCGGGAGCAGCTTGCGGAAGCAGTCGAAGGCCGACATGAAGATGATCTCGTCGCCGAGACCCTGTTCGCCGTGGACGGCGATGGTCATGTTTGTGGACACGTCGCTGCCGTCCCACGCTGGCGTCACACCGTCGTCGGCATAGTTGCGGAGGTCAACGCGCATGTTGTCAGCGCGGCGGTAGTCGGGGTTAAGTCTGACCTCGTGCCATTTCCACGCCTCCCACTGCTGCAATTCGAGCAGCGCCAGCGCCTTGTTGAACTGGCAGTTGAGGTTGTCCGGCTCGATCTCCAGCGCCATGTTCGCGAAGTCGAGGGCCTCCTGCGGCGTGCCGTTGTTGATGCGGATCGCGGAGCGGTTAGCCGGGATGTCCGATATGTCGGAAGGCAGGATCTCCATCGCCTGCTCGAACGCGGCGTCTGCATTTTCGTAATCGTTGAGCGCCTTGAAGGTCAGCCCCAGTGCGTTCCACGCCTCGCCGAATGTTTCGACCGAGTTGACGACATGACTCAAAAGCTGGAGCGCCATCCCGTAGCGTCCGGTATCGAGCATCAGCGTCCCGAGGGTGTACAGCACCATCGGGTTGCCGAGGTTGTGGTTCAGAATTTCGTGGTACAGGTGCTCTGCGGTCACAAGATCCTGCGGCACCCCTTGACCCATGTGCAGGGACTGAGCCAGCTTGAATCGTTCTTGCCCATCTATAAGTTGCATTTGCCACCTCGTTGTTTCTGCCTCTAGCAAATAGGGGCGGGGTCAGTCTGGTGACAACCCCGCCCCGTTTCTCTCCTCCTCTGGCCCCTAGACGTTTTCCATAGTGTAGAAAAGCGTCAGACTGACCAGCGCAGAAGCCGAAATTGCCGCACCGTAGGTCGCGATGACCCAGTCCCAGTGTGGTTGTGCGCTATCGGACATCGACAGCCGGTAGGGCAGCAGGAGACTCTGTTGCCCTCGCGTCCCGTCGATTGACAGAAGGGAAACCTCCTGCGACCCCGATGCTGACAGCGAGTGAACTGCCAACAGTGCGGACGGCGTCGCCGAGAATCCCAGTTCGATTGTCTGGTCTGCCGCCGCGGTCGTGCTGGAATAAAGCAAATAATCCAGCACAACTGCACCGTCCGGCAAGCGAACCAACAGCACTTTGGATGCCGCGGTGCCGGTAGCGGAGATCGTGACCCTGCCGTGGGCCGCGATGACGCCAGTGTGAACCGAGCGGGCTACATTCCCCGCTCTGATGGAGGCTGTGAATGTTGCCATGTCTACCCCCTAGTTGGTCGGTGCTGCGGCATACGACGACAGCACGATGGTTGCGAAGTCGGCACTGTTGAAGATCGTCTTCTTCAGCCCCCAGATCATCCCAGCAGACACGCCCAACTCATTTTCGTAGTCGAATAACTCTTCGGTCCACGTCATTGTGTTGGGTTTGTTGTCTCGACCTGTTGCGAATACCGCCGCCTGTGCGCCGCAGAAGATGCCACGTCGGACAGCGGTCATACTGGGTGCCAATGGCACGCGCGTGTTTTCGTGAATTACACACCCATTATATTCGCCGAGTGCTCCGCTGAAGATGGGGTTGTCCATCTCCCCGCCGCTGATACGAGACTTCTGAGTGTCGTACCAAGTAACGCGCGCCGCTGTAGCGTCCGTCCGCATCGCGTGAACCTGATACGGATGGAGAAACACCACATAGAGCGCCCGGCCATCAACACGAACGGGCCGGATGACCGGCGAACGCGCCTTGGCAATGGCGATGGCGGCGTCGATCATTGTCAACCGGAAGGTTGACCCGCCAACGGAAGCGGACAGAGATGCTTCCGTTGTCATGTCGGCTCCGCCAAATATCTGAAGCCCCGAGGTGGTGGCAATGACCGTTTGCATGCCCGTCCGTCGAGTGTCGGTCTGGCCGGTATTGCCTGCGATGTGGTTAAAGAAACTCTCGTCCAGTCGATCAGCCCACCAGTCTCGGAGTCCGGCAAGCCCCTCCTCTCTCACTGAGAAGGGAACGCGCTGTTCGGACATCCGTCCGCCGGAACGAACGGCGTGACGAAGTTGGTTCACGAAAAGGTCGTCTGAGTATGTCGTCAGCCCTTCCTCGTTCCCCTCCAACGTGTTATCGCCGGCCACGCCGTCGCCTGACAGTTGCATGCGAAGCCCCATGCGGATGCGGTCTCCCGCCTGTTTCCGCAGGTCGGACTTCACTTGAATCAACGAATTGCTCGTCGAGCCCATAAATCGACCACAATGGGTCTCTTTCAGTGCTTCGCGAAGCAACCGTTTCTGCCAGATTTTGACTGCTAGTGGGTGATTGACGCCATAATCGGTGGTCGCCATGTTGGTCACCTGATTTGATAGTTGCGCGCCCCCATGCGCCGGGGCATCCGCGGAGACACCGCTGCGTGCGGGTCAGACGAAGCGGGCGACGAGTCCGCCCGCGGCAACTACCGCCTATCCGTCAGGCGATCAACGTAACCGACATGCGCTGCCGGTGAGCGTGAATGCGGAGACAAAACGGGCTGCCGCTCTGCTCCGCAGAAGAATGCTGCCAGAGATCCCCCCCTCGTGTCAACCCAGCCGCCCCTTCCGCTTCATTGACTCGAACTCGCGATCAAAGTCCGCCCCGTCGAGGTTGGCGAGGTTGGCGAGCGTACCGCTCTTGCCTGATCCCTGCGCCACGTCGCCGGACCCGCCAAGACTTTGCGCGGCCTCGGCCCCGGCTCTCAGGGTTTTCATCTTGTCGCCCCCGTCCGGCTGGCCACCGTTATTGCCGCCCCCTAGCGAAGCAGCCCAGCGGTCAAAGCCCCTGCCCGCGGCGTACTCAGTGATGATGTCTGGAAAAGATCGCCCAGCCCGCTCTGCATTTTCCATCAAGCCCTCCTCCCATGACCGCGCTATGGTCTCGACCTGCTCGTGATCATATCCTTGGAGGCGCAGATCGTGGCGAACGGCTTGCTGCGCGTAATTATATTTCGGCCAGAACGTAGCGTCGGCGCTCGCCGCAGCGTTGCTCTCGGCCTGTGCCCGTTGCGTGCGGTGGGCCTGCGCCTGCATCTGCTGCTGCTGCTCCGGCGAGGGCTGCGCCCCTGCCAAGTTTTTGACCTGCTCTTCCGCCGCTGTAATGCGCTCTTGAAGATGCCCAACGGGATCGACGGCGACGTCCGGGATTTCCTTCGGCGGCGGTACTGCCGGCTGCCCCACCCTATCCATGACGTTGGTGAAGGCGCGCTCCATGCCCTGCATCGCGTTCTGTGCCTGCACCAGCGCAGCCTTGGTCCCCTTGTGCGCCTCGCGCTCAGAGTGCAGCGCGGCGTGCGGAACAGTGCTCTGCTCCTCGGCCTTCGGCTCCTCGGCCTTCGGCTCCTCGGCCTTCGGCTCCTCGGCCTTCGGCTCTGGCTCTTCCGCCGGCTCGATGGCCTTCGCCACGTCCTCCTGCGACGACGCCTCGGCCTGCTCCTCGATCTCGGCCTCGTTGGAGTTCATGACGGCTTCAAGCCCGTCAACATGGTCGTCGGTGCTCATCATCTGCCCCTCACTGGATGGTTCGCTGCAACTGTTGCAGCCCGGTCTGATCAATCTGCTGTTGCTGCATTCCCAACTCGACAGGTCGCAACGCAGTGCGCTGAAGAGCATCCGCCTCCATTGCACCGCTGCGACCGGCCTCGGCCTCGGCCTTGGCTGCGTTGGCTTCCTTTAGATCCACGTCTGCGAGGTTTCGCGCGGTCTCGCTCTTTGTCTTCATCACGTCGGCCACTGCCGCTTGAATCATCAGTTGCATCTGCTGCTGCTGCTCTTGCGACGGTTCGCCGCCCTGCGTGATCATCATTTTCCACTTCGCCGCCAGCCCGGACGGGATCGGCAGATAATCGAGAATGTCAGGCGGGATAGGTAGCCCGGCTTGCAAAATGCTTGGCAGGATCTGCATCATCACGCCGAAGACCTTCTCGCGCTGGTTCGGGCTGGTCGGGGCCTCGTCCACAATCGTGTCGTACTGGGTCGTGTCCTGCTGGCGCGTGAGCGGCACATATTTCTCCAGACCATCCTTCGCGTCGGTGATGCGGATCAGGCGGTCGTCAGAGATGAAGTTCGTGATGAAATGAAGCAGCACCCGCCCCTGCTGCTTCCGGTATCGCCTGAGAGCGTCGAAGAAGATCGCGAGGATAGTGATGCCCGACTGCTTTCTGGAGTATTCCAGCACGCCCGGCTGGTTGCGGTCGGCGAGACCGAGGATCTCAAGGTTGACGCCGCCCGTGTCCCTGATCGACGAGATCGAGAACTCCAGCAACTGGCTTAGTTGCGGCGGCACGGCGGGAGGTGGCTTGGGCATCATCTTCCCTTCGGCCACCGCGCCATCCGTCACCCATGTGATGCCCTCAGAGCGTGCCCAGCTTTCCTCCAGTTCCGAATGATCGTCAACCACTCCATCCTCTGCGATCATCCCACCCTTTGCGTTCGTGTTGATGATGTGAAGAAGTTGAGACAGGAACTTATTCGACCACTTTTGCGGGTCGGCGATGTTCTTGACCAGCCCAGCCCATGTGTTGTTGTTGCGGTCCCGTTTGCCGGTCATGGCCCGGATGCTTGGCCCCCGCAGAGGCCCGCCACCGAGTTCCGGCGCGCCCTGTGCGATGGGCACGGGCTCGTCCAGAACAATGTCCCCGGCCACGAAGATCTGCTTCCAGACCCTGCGGCGCTGCTTGACGAAGTCAATGCTGAGAGCCCCCAGCCCGCCCTGCGCTTCCGCCTGCTGCTCAATGGCCTCGAACTCTTCGAGCGACATCTCCTGCACTTGGGGCTCCGGTTGCTGTGGCATCTGGGGCGGCATTTGCTGTGGCTGGGGCGGCATGCCCTGCATCTGAGGCGGCATTTGCGGCTGCGGCGGCATTTGCGGCTGCGGCTCCCGATAGCGGACGAAATCCTCCCATTCGCACCACTGGTAGTGTGCCACGTATACGCGCGAATCGTCGGAACGGTTCGCCCGGCTTCCCCCGCCCTCATACGCATCCTGCGGGTAGACGTGATCCTTCAAATCCCCTGCGTCGTCGTCGTAGGCGTGCCACGGGGCCGTCAGCGAGAAGTTCGCCGCGCCCTCCGCTGTCGTCAGTATGGGCCAGCGCGATTCGGCCTCGGCCCGCGAGTATTTGCGGATCCGCATCACCCATAGTGCGTCACTGAGGTTTTTCTTCTTCGCGCCCGGATCCCAGAACATCTCAAGCGGGTCCGTGCGCTCAATCAGCACCATGCCGTCAGGATCGACGTCGTATGCCACGCGCGTTTCCGTCCACCCCATCCCGCAGATCATCAGGTCTTGGAAGGCGTCGCTCTCCTCGTCCTCCGCGTCGCACTCGTCGCGCACCCAGTCCGCTGCGCCCGACAGCACCTCGTTCACCTGCACGTCGCCGATGTTGCGACCGATGTACCGCACTTCCTGCCGGTTGTTGACCTCGGTGCCGGTCACGGCGTCGATGATCACCGCAATGCGGTTGAACGTGATCGGAATTTTGCCCTTTTCCTTGAGGTTGTCGCGGTCGTCGGCATCCCATTGGTCGCCCGCGTACAGGTCGTAGAAATGCCGGGCCTCGGTGCGCCAGTCCTGCGAGTGGTCGTGCGCCATGCGCCAGCGCGTGTGCAGTTGCTTGACAATCGGATCGTCCGGCTCGTGCAGCGGATCGTCAGATGTGGATGTCAGTGCGTCAACGATGTCGTCGGCCATGTTGCACCAATAGTGTGAGTTGGCTCTGCCTGCAAGCCTCAAAGGCGGTCAGCATCAGTACTCCAGCGCCCCGTCGCCGCCTTGCGACATCATCCCAGCGCCAGCGACCGCGCCACCTGCCCCGAGAAGCCCGAACGGAACCGCCAAGGTCTGCCTCCAGTTGATGAAGTTGTCGAGGGTCTCGGCTGGAGTGAGGTTGGTTTCCTTTGCCCGCCGCGCGACAGCCTTGCGGAACAGTTCCATGAACGTGCCCTGCGAAGCGTCTGCCACGTTCGTCTGTCTTGACGCGCCCATCCACAACGCCGCCTGCACCTGTGGCCCGGTCAGGCCGCGCTCCGCGCCGATGGCATTCATGTAGTCCTCGAACGCCTTGTACTCGTTCTTGTTCGGCATATCCACCCAGACACCCGGCTCATTGTAGAAGTCCCTGATGTCAACAGGCCCCTTCTGAACGGATTCCTGCGGCTTGAAATTGATGTGGAACTTGCCCGCCGAGTTGGGCTCTGTGTGAGTGATGTACTGGGCAACGTCGTCACCGTATTTCTTCAGCAGCCGCTTCTCCAAGGACGCCGAGATCCTCGTCCCTGTGGAAAGCCACTCGGGCGACTTGGTCGCCATCGCCATGTAGCGCGTGAAATGCAGGTCGGCGGCGATGTTGGTGATGCTGCCCATGAGAGATGCGGTAAACCCCTTCGGCTTCGGGTTCGTCGTCCACGAGCCGGACGACGGGGGAACGCCAGTCTCTGGGTTGGGTACCCACTCCCCGGCGTTCGACCGCGCCACGTTGGTTGCGTGAGGCTTTTGCGCTAGGCTGCCGAACCCGCTGCCTTTTGGGGGGACAAGTTTTTTTGCCACGAGATCGTCGTAGTTGTCGGCTATCCACTGCGGCCCCTTGTTCCGGTAGTACGACGCGATCCGCATGTTTGACGGCACGCGGCTGTGGGGAGAAGTTGCTCCCATCAGGTCCATGAACTCTGCCCACTCGTAGTGCCCCTGCTCCTCGCCCAGTTCCTTGATGAACCAGTCGCGCAGTTCCTCGGTGTTGTACCAATCGGCTGCCCCCTGCTTCAGACCCTCGTCGATGTCCTTCATCATCTGGTCGCGGAGGCCGCCAGTATTGTTCTCCAGCGCCTCGATGCTCTTCGTGACCCTATTTGACGCCCCCTTCTCAGGCTCGTAGCGCAGGTGGGTGTAGGGCGTCCGGTCCTCGCCAGCGCCCCGGTATTCCGGTCGCGAGTGCGGCGGGTCGTAGATGTCTGTCGGCGGCCTGTCGGGGGCCACGGCCCGTTCGACGCCAGCACCAGACCCACCCTCGTCGAGCAGGCCGCTGACGCTCTTGCGGATGCCGCTCACCGTCCCCGGCAGGAACATCATCGGGATTGTCGCCGCGGCGTAGGCGGTGTCGCGCAGCCCACTGCCGACATTGCCTTGTCTGAAGTTGTCCATCGCCTCGGCGGAACTCCGCGTCAGGTCTTGCACATCGGCCTGCGGCCCCACGAAGTTCAGTAGGCCGCGCCCCACATTGCCCACGTTCTCAAGGCCCTGCGACAGGTGCGGACCCACCCAGTAACTCGCCGGGCGCTGGGCCGCCTGCCGCACCATGTCCCACAGGCTCTGCTGCGGTCGGTTGGTCGGCGTCCTCCCCGGCTGCGGATAGAGCGCGCCCGGTTGTTGGTTGAGTTCAGCCATCAGTACTCTAGCGCCCCCGGCTTGTTCTCGCCCTGCTGCGCCAGCATCCCGGCACCGGCAGCGCCAGCCGCACCACCAGCCACGAGCGCGCCGACGCTGAACATCGAC